TGCTTCGGCGGCTTGCTGTTCCGCTGTCAACGCTTCTGTTCTGGCGGCCTGTTGCCCCGCTAGTGCGTTCTGCTCTTGCGACAGCGCCGTGTTGTCCGCACGGCGGGGCAGATTAGGTGAGCCAAGGCTAGGCGGCATATTGGACTGTTGCAGCGCGTTGACACTTTCGGTAGCCCCTGCTAACCGATTGACTTGGCTTTCTTGCAACGCATTTGTTCTTGCCTTGTATATGTCCGCCACCGCTGTGTTGGCAAACTGCGATGACTTTGCAAGTGCCGCCAGACCGCTGCTTTTTAGCGCAACCGCGACTTGCTCGATGGGCATCCCTTGCTCTAGCATTGCTATCGCCTGGTCCATCTTGGCTATATCCGGTGTGCCTTTGATAGGATCAGAAGAGAAGGCGGACATGATGGCGCGGTTCTTTATGGCCTCCGCACCGCCGGGTAGCACCGATTCAACAAGGTTCCGCCCAGCGGTGTAACCCGCTTTTGCGGTTGCTTTGGCTACGTCCACTGCCGGTTTTACATACGGCACTTGCAACGCCATGTTGCCCGCCACCCGCGCTGTTGGCATAACAGCGTTTAACGGGTTGGTGTATTGCCCTGCGGTGCTTAGGGCTTTCCCTGCGGTGGACAACGCGCCTGACGCGCTTGCAGCGGCCTCCATGCCCGGTACGCCTGACATCGCGCCGGCTACGATGGGACCACGCGAGGCCGTTGCCAACCTAGTGGCAGCCGCGCCACCGCCGGTAAATAGCGTCGAGAGATCCGCCGCCGCGCCTACAGGATCGTTGTAAAGCGTGTCTTTTATCCTATCTAACGAGCCGTATTTTGCTTTGAACACGCCACCCACCGCGTTGGCAGCGGCAACAGCTTGTTGCCCCGCCGCAAGGGCTTCCGGTGATTCGCTCTTATTGACAAAATCAACCAACGCTTGTGGCAACACATTCTGCAAAGCACCAGCACCAACGTCTATTAAGGTACTCGCGGTATCAATAGGGTGTACAACCATGTTTGCCAACCCGCTGGCTAACTGCCCCGCCGAACTTGCTACGTTGGACAGAAAGCCGCCCACGCTGCGACCAGTGGGTATCTCCGACGGGGCAGCGTATTTTGCAAATGGGTTAGCTTGCGAAGGTGGCTCAGCGTATTTTGCAAATGGGTTATCGGCCATTATTTAGTCCCCTGTACCCGCGCTGCCGCACCCGCGCCAAACGTTTCGTCAAACTGCGCTGCGGTTCCCACCCCAGATTTGAAAGCGTCAATGGCCGCTTGAGGTATGCCTGTTGTTGGTGCAGCGTTAGCGGGCGAAGTCAATGCCGAGGTTGCGGCTGGCGTTAAATACCGTTGTCTAAAGTCAGTTTTTCTTGTGGTGGCGGTGTATTGTTTTTCCAACCCGCCCAGTTGGCCGCCCAATAGTTCTTTGTATTTTTTAATCACACCCTGCAATTGCGCGGGCGAAGATTTTGACATGATTGTGTCTTTGAGTGCTTTACGATCCGCTAAAGCACCTACGCCGGGGACCACCGCTGCCACAATTTCATCCGCAACAAGTTCTTTAACCGCGTTGAAACTTGTAGCCCCAACCTTGCCTGTTTCGCGTTGCCACGCTTGGCTAAACTGATTTAACGCGGGTATATTGCCGGATGCCAACGCGGCGGCGGCGCTGTCTAATGTCGCCAAGTGACTTACAGCTACGTTAAGCGAACGCGCTTTATCACCTTGTTTACCTGTGTTAAACGCGCTTTCCGCCTTTGTTTGCAACCCAAAGTCACGCGAGTTGTATTCGGGGTTTAGCTTTATTACTTCGTTCATAATTTTATCGGCGTTAGCGCCGGTAGCGGGAGGTAAGTTTCCTTTTGCTATATTTTCCGCACGGGTGGCATCTACATCAGTAAGAACTTGTCTTGACGCTATACGGGCGCCAGTTACCGCGCTTGCTCTAGCCGCCGCCGCTGTGTTACCCGCGCCTACAAAATCGGTCAAGGGGTTTTTACGCAAAACCGATGCGTATATAGTCGCGGTTTGACCGTTTAGCTTATCGGGATTTAACCTACCGGACTCCACAGCATCCATAATTAAAGGCACGTCTGTTTCCGCCAAACCAAGTTGAGTTTTATTTTGTTCTAGGTTAAGCCTAGCCCGCGCTATTCGATTTCGTTCTTCACCTTGATTTTCGGTAATTTTACGGTGCGCGCTCGGCGCGGTGCTAATTTCATTGATAGCCGCGGTCCATGTTGGAATGCGGGGGTCGCCGGGGGGAAACGCAGCGCGTTCGGATTCTAGTTTGGCAAGCGGCGACCCCGCAACCGGCGCAGTGTAGGACACAACACCATCTCTAACAACGGATGCGCCGGGGCCAACAACTTGCGTTTTCATCTTGTCTGCAATCCGCAACTTAAGCACCTCCATTTCCGCTTTAGCTTGCGGCGAATTAAACCGCGCTAATTCCGAGTACTGTGCTTGCAAATCGCGCAACGTAGGTTCAGCGGCCATAGTATTGACCGAGGGTTGCGGCGCAAGTTTATTTGTCGGCGCCCATGACGGCAACGCAGCATTTGCTTGCGTGACGTTCTGCGACATATTTTCACTAAACGCGCTTGGCACCGCAGCGGCCGCCACCGGCGGGGCAAGGCTTTTTTTATACGCTTGGTATTTGTCATTTTCCAAGCGCGTTGATTGCGCTTTAAGTCCCAAGTCCACTAGATGCGGGACGCGGGAGCCTATCAGTTTTTGTTCTAATTCTATTGGGTCTGTTGGACCGCCTGCTTTGGCAACGTAGTCATAAAAACTGTTTAGCGCGGCCTCTTCTGACTTCATCTTCTGCAACTGCATCTGCGAGACTTCGCCCTGGCGTATAGTCTGCTGTGCCTGCAAAGCTGTCAGCATGTTCTGCGTCTGCTGTGCCTGGGCTTGCTGCGGTATGGCGGCGATGCGCCCCGGTGCCTGTGTGTCGAGAATACCGAAATTGACATCAGCCATATGGGTTCCCTATCGATCTAGCCAAAAATGCGTTCAAAGGATTCGGGTTAAGCGCGGCGTTAAAGGCGTTGGCCGCGCCGCCGTAAGCCGATTGTCTTGCCGCAGCGCCCGTCAGATCCGCGTTGGCTATCTGCGAGGCAGTATTCGTACCCAAGTTGCCAATCGTATTTGCAGTGGCCGTGCCCAAGTTACCCACGTTGGAAGCATAGTTCTGCCCCGCCGCGCCAATGTTAGACGCGGAAGTCGGGCCGTAACCCGTCAGCCCTGCCAATGCGTTGCGCTGGGTAGCCTGATCGTTCACATAGCGGTTGTAGGCGTTCTGGTATTCTTGGCTTGCGTAGTCTTGCCCAGCGCGCATTAAACCAAGATACGTTTTGCCGCTTTGACCAAGTCCTTTTGATACTGCGGTAGATTGAATTGCGTCAAGTCCCATCGCGGTTCTGTACTTTTGCCCGGGGTCTTGATTGGCTAAAAAGTCATTTAGGCTAAACGGCTTGACCAGACTGCCACCAGGCATTACCCCCGAGGCGTAGGCCGGCAAGGCGTTGACCCCCGCGTTGTAGAACGGTTGCTGTAGTTCTTGCTGACGTTGGAATTGCTGCCGCTGCAAATCGGTCGCCGCCAGACTAGCGTTGGAGGCCAGATTAGCCGCGTTGGTGTTGGCCGCGCCCAGCGTGTTGGCCGCGTTGGTGGCTGACTTCCCGATCTGGTTCGCACCGTAGAGCGCGCCAAGGGTGCTAAGTCCAGCGCCCACCAACGGGGCGGGGTTGTTCAGCAAGCCCGTGCCAAACTTACCCGCAGCGGACATCAAGGCGTTGCCAATACCGCCACCGGCGGCGGTTGCGCCCGCTGCACCGCCAGCTATGGTTGCGCCACCTCCCGTTGCTACCCAGTTATCTAACGCGGGTCCAGACAGGCCCATATCTTGACCCATCTGGTACAAACCCCACTGGTCGCCGGTCATTCCCCCGCCACCGACGGCCGCGCTGCCCGCGTTAAAAGCACCTGCGTCATACGCACCAAACCCGCTGGTGTCCAACCCTGCGCCAACCCCACCCGCCACCGGCGTAACAGTTGAAGTAAGCGTACCACCCGTGCCTGCGCCTGCGCCGGCAGCGGTAACAGTATCTCCCGCGCCGCCGAATGCGCCGCCCGCATACGCTGCTCCAATAGCCGGCAACAGAACCGGCGCAAGGCTCATCAAACCCTGTAGCCAAGACTCGTTGCCGTTGTTTGTGGGTGGGGGCGTCATCACCGCTTCACCACCGCCTCTAGGGGTGATGTACGCGGACTGGTTGTCCCCCACAAACCCCATGCCTGTAGGCTTTATCCGGTTCGTGTCGCCCGCGCCTGAAGTCGAGTAGACGTTGCCTTGGTCATCGGTGCGGTACTCACCAACATTGGTGCCGCCGACGTAGTAGTTGATGATTTGCTTGGATCCGTCAGGCATCGTGATGGTGCCGGTATTCGGCCCCGCAATACCGATGTCCCCCACGCCGCCCATCGAAGGCAGATTAGATCCATATCCCGCCTTGGCTAATTCTTGAGCAAAAACGGGGTCTGCATTAGCACCGCCGTTTGCTGATTGTTGTGATAACAAGGCTTGAATCGCCGATTGCAATTCGGTCGGTGACATACTGGCATACGCGCCTGTGGGATTCGCCATGATCGTTCCTTTAAGACACTTCGCGGCCAGAAGCGCGAATAGTGATGGCCGACGCAGTTCCGGCTATCGTTGAGATAAAACCTCCACTATCAAGCACCTGACCCACTATTTCGGGAAAAGTATACACTTCGGAGGCGGCCAACGAACGGGCCTTGGTAATCAGGTTGCGGTTGCCCGGTGTGTCGCCCGAGGTGACCAAATTGATGCTCAATGTCGCCGCGCCGCCGCTATAGTTGGTGGCCGTGAACTTGTCAATAATCGTGGTCACATTGGACGCGGCGTACTGCTGAGTTTGGCTATCTTCAGCAATCTTGGCGGGGATCAGAACCTTAACTGTCACTGTCATAGAATCACCCATCGACTACCGCTGGACACCGTTACAGTTACCCCACCCGACACGGTTATCGGGCCTGCGGACATGGCGCAGTCTCCAGAGGCTATTGTATAACTTGTTGCAACGGTTTGTTTATTCACAATAAGTCCATTTGATGCGTTTAGGACGGTGGACGACAATTCGCCCGTAGAAGGTTTGTAGAGCAGTTTGGCATTGCCGGTGTAGATCGTAGTCGGGGTGCCAGAGGTCGCTGCTGCAAACAGGGGGTACAGGTTAGTTGCCGTGGTCGTGTCGTTACTAATTGACGCTCCAGACACCACCGCCGCCCATGTTGCATCCCCTCGCCAATAAGTTGATGCGGACGCGCCAGTGCCGGAATTCAAGTTTGTAACCGGCAGGTTGCCGGTGACCTGCGTCACCAGACTGACCCCGCTCAAGGTGCCGCCCAGCGTCAGGCTTCCCGAGCTTGTGACTGTGCCGGTCAGGGTAATGCCGTTGACAGACCCCGCGCTACCCACACTGGTGACCGTGCCGCTGCCTTTGCCGTTAAAGGTCGTCCAGTCCGTTGATGTCAGATAACCGCTTACCGACGTTGTGGCGGCGGGCATTGAGATTGCTGGCGTTGCGCCGCCTGAGCTGACCACCGGCGAGGTTCCCGTTACGCTGGTGACCGTCCCTTGAGGGTTGGCGGCGGTTGTGATGCCAGTCACCCGCCCGTAGGTGTCGATGGTCACCACCGGCACCAACGTCGCAGATCCGGTTGTCCCCGGTGTTGCAACCCCCGAGGCCAGATCAATGACAGGTGTAGCCCCGCCGGTGCTGGTAATCCGTCCGGCGGTGCCTGAAACGCTGGTGACCGTGCCGCCCGAGCCGGTAGCAGACAACGTCCCGCCTGCAAAGGCAACACCGCTGCCTATGGCTACGTTAGAGAACCCACCCGCACCGTTGCCGTACAGGATCGAGGTGCCGCTGGTCGCCGGTGCGTAATCGGTGCCGGAGGTCGCCGCGCTGATGGCAGTCCCGTTGCCCTTTAGCACTCCGGTGATGGTCGTGGATAAGGTCAGCGCGGGTGTTGTGCCGCCTGAACTGGTGCCGGCCAGACCGTTAGCCGTGGCAACCGAAATGGAGGCAATCCCGCCAAGGGTGGCTATATCCGCAGGGGGCGGGCCAAGTTGCAGTTCGTCCAGCGTAATCGGGTTAGATCCGCTGCCTGTCAAAATAAACAGATTCTGGAAAAACCGATACCATTCCCTTGACATCAACCCGGTGCGCTCGTCAAGTAATGCAACCCGAGGCGCCGGGATGTTGGTGATGTTAGCCATTAGGCATTGGTGGGCGTAATAAAGAGATCCGCCCCCATGATGGCGATCTTCACGGGGTCAGTACCGGACACCTCGTACACTCGGTCGCGAATCTTCTCGGTCATCCCAAGTCGCCGCCAGAAGGTGCGGTATCCCGACGCGCCAATCGCGCCCATTGACTTCCAATGCTCGTTTGACCAAGTGTGGCCGCCGTCATCGGACCAGCGCAGCATGACCTGGGGATCGCTGCCCTGACCACTGTTCAACCCGACACCTGTCTGGCAATCCAGTTGCAGACTGTGTTGGGCCGTGCGCTTCAGGTTGTTCTGTCCCGTCGGCAACGCTCGCCACGACCGCAACCACCGCTGGATGCTGCCGTTGTCGGCATAAACGTCCATGTCGTAGGCGTAAATATAACCGTACTGGTAATCACCAACCACGACTTCGTTGTTAAATGCGGCTTGGCAGTTGCTGCGGTGGCGCACATACTGCCCGTCAGAAAAACCCGCCCTCTCGTGCCACATCTCGGTGGATACGTCATACACCCACGTTGCATCGGCAGTGGGGAATATCAGCACATAAAAGCTGTGCCCTTCCTGCTGGTAGGTGTAGCCGATTGCGTCGGTGATGTTGCCGTAGCTTTGAATGGCAAACTCCACTGCATGGGTGGACACCCGTGCCGGTGTGTAGCCGTTGGCTCGGTACACCAGTCCTTGGCCTCTGGCATCCGCGCCGAGCCAGAACACCGCGTTGTCCAACTTGGCCGGCGAGTAGGCCGCAATGCAACCAGTCTCCATGAATGCGCCTTGAATTCGCGCCATTGGAAAGTCAGGTGTCCCCGCGTCGTACCAGACCTCAACCGAATTAGATCCAAACAACCAGATTTCACGGTAGCTGACCAGCAACGATACGATCTGGTCGGGGTAGCCTTCCGCACTGGCAAAATCCAACGGGTCGATAGCGGTTCCGTCAAGCAAAGAGGTCACCCAAAACCGCTGGCTATCGGGTTCGTTAAAAACAAAATACCCATCCAGATACCCGACGTTCACCGCGCCTGCAAAATCAACATCCGTTATCTTGGCAAAAACTAGCGTAGATGCGTTGTAGATATATCCGTCAGGGTTGCAAGCAATGAACAGTTGAGTGCCGTTGTCGGCCATGCTGACTTGGCCGGTACCAGTCACAGCCCCAAGATATGTGCTGGCCCAACTTGTGTTTACTCGGTACAGACCAACACCCGAGACAACATACAAATAATCCCCAAAATGCCACAACCCCCTGATTGGCCCCGTGCCAACCGTGGCAAGCAGACGCAAGCCGGGAGCGCGAGACAGGAACCCTGCCTCTTTCCCGCCCTGCGGTACGGCTTCGGGAAACATGTTGACCATGCGGTTATCCGCCGCATTGACCGACCGGGCGACGTAGCTGCCGCCGAGGATGGGGGTCTTCATGGTATATTCCAATTTAACTTAAATGGAGGCGGGTAAGCATAGCCAAAACCCGCGCTAATAGTTAGAACTGTAGATGTTAAACCGCTGGCGGGTTGCCACGATGCTGTAGGGCAGGCTCATCACATCATCGGGGTTGTTGATCCGCTTGATGTTACGTTTGGAGGACATCGCAATCCGTTGCACTTGGGGCGGGGGTTCGATACCAAACTCGGCCGCAATCTCCGCTGCCAGGTTGAACCGAAATGCACGAAGGTAGCCGGGAGGCACCACCAAGGTAGTCGCCAGTGTGGCGGGTTCGGTTAGCTCGGTGACGCTAATAAAGTGCCATTCCAGCGCCTTGGTCGGCACCGGATATATGTACATGGATACATTCGGCATGTCCATGTTAATCCACAACACCTGCGGATAGGTCGAAGTAACGGTTTTTACCGCAATCCCGTCATATTGCTGTTGGTTGATAATTTTTATACCAAAACTGATATTGTTGCTTGGATCTCGGAAATACGTCGAGTCATCCAGTAATACAGGCCGGTTGCCCACAAAGTCGCCTGTTGGCCCAAGCGTTCTTGATTTGTAGCCTTGCGTCCAAGTAAACACTTGGTCTTGCGTAGAAAATACCGACAACCGTTCTGCCGACCAACTGTCCAGCATCTGGTTCATCGCGGTCAGCGCGTCGGCAGAAGTCTCAGCCGATGGCACTTCGCCTTCTGCTAACTGGCCGATAAGCCGCAAGGCTCCGTTAATCTGGTCGCCGGCAGTTGTGGTCACGCTGCAATCTCCTTGCGAGGACGCCCTCGCGGTTTTGCCAATTCGTTGACATCTTCTTCTGAAACGCCCGGTTCGTAGCGTTCCCAACCGTTCTTTTCATCGTACACCGCCTCGGCCTCTGCAATGGCAACCTTGTTGCCGTGGTCGGGGTGACGCATATAGATGACCATTTTATGTCCTTTAAAGCCCACCCCGTATTGCTACGGGGCGGGTGTTGCTTAGGCTACCCGATAGACCGTGTACGCTGCCGTGTCGGTTTTGCGGAACATAAACTGCCCCGCACCGCCAACGCCAGCCGCACTGCCGGTAATAGCAACCAAAAGGTTACCCACCGCAGTAATGCCGGTGCCAACAGCCATAGTAATAATGCCGGTGGAAGTACCAAGGTTGATGACAGTCAAATCAAAAGTGCTGTTGACTTTCATGTTGGTCATTGTTGCGTCAATCAAAGCGGCTGTCGGAAATGTGTAGGTAGCCGCCGTCGTTGACGGGTTACCCACCAAAAGACCGCCGGTAGTTTGAGCAACAGTCAATGTTGCGGTTGCAGTTGCCGTTTGGGGCGCTGCTTGGGTGCCAATTGTTTGTTCGCTTTGGTTGCCATCAGTAAACTGATAGCCGCCACCAACTGAGGGAAGTGCCATTTTAAAAGCTCCTTAAATTTGATTGACCCCCGGCAACGCCGAGGGTGATACTAATTAACCCCAAATCCGGCAGGCCATCGGTGCGCGGATGGTGTTGAAACCATACAGCACATCAACACGGCAAGGCATCCGGTCGTTGTTAATATCGTACTGACGCACGATCCGCATCGAGATACCGTTATGCACTTGGCGCGAAGCCATATCGACACCTTGCGGGAGCAAGAGGTCAGCCGTTGCCAGCGTGATCGCATTCTTGTGATAGACCAAGTTTTGCGGGTACACGGTAGACGCGGTTCCTGTAAACGTAATAACAGCCGCAGACACCGGGAACGCATCCACCGTCGCCAGTGCATTGCTCGCGGTGTACATAGCCGGCAGGAACGCAATGGTTGCCGAGGTGCTGGTCAAGGTCTGATCAGCAGTCACAACAAACTGTTGCAGGCTACCCGTGCTGAGACGGGTTTGCGGGTTGACCGCATAGACCGCGGCAATGGTAAACACATCGCCTTGCTTGAGGGATTTGGTGCCGCTGGTGTAAGTAATATCCAGCGTTGTCGCACCTTGCGTGGACGGAACCGTTGACGCGCAGATCGGCGCAGCAGGGAAATTGCCCGTAGTGTGGCTAACAATCGACTGAGACATGTTCATCTCGTCAAAGCCTAGAACACCTTCGCCCATCATTCCGGTCTTGAACTGGCGGGAAATCGTACCCGTTGGGTTAAAAAAGCCAGTCATACCGTTGACCAACCCAGCATTAGCGGCGGGGTTCACGGTGGCGTAGCGCGGCGACATCGGGGAAGCCGACTCGTTCAGCTTCTGTTGCGCTTGCAGCAGAACCAGAGCGGTGGCCGGCGTGGTGCCAGGGGTGCCAACCGAAGCATAAATCGACTTGTAGGCGTTGGCAACGTCAGCATCCACACTCGATGCCAATTGGCTGATACGCGGCTTCAGCACACGTTCCGCAAAATCGTCCAACTGCATGGTCAATTCGGCAGAGGTAAAGTTAATGCCGATGTGCTTCTGGCTTGATACCGTCAGCGTGGTGTACTGTTCGTTGTCGTCCTGAACTTGCAGGGCGGCACCGTCGGTCACCAACGCACGATCCGGCAGGCGAATACGCAGGGTGGAACCGATCTTGGCACCTTCAACAGCGAAGCTGTCGTCGTACTCTTTGTTGACGTTGCGGGAAATCACCAGGTTGTTCTCAAGTATCTCGAGAGACTTCCTTGTGATCATGTCGATGGTAAGTAGGCTATTAGCCATTTTTAAAACTCCTTGAAGTGGTTAGCGGAGCCTCGCTTCCTGCTTTTTCACTTGTCTTGCCCTTTCAGCTTCAATCCACTGGCTTGTGGTCATTGTTTTAATTGACCTTGGGTCGGTGGTATCAAAGCCGCCGGAGTGACCTCCGCGAGCGGTGACGGGCGAAATCGGCGCAGGTGCGCTGGAAGTACGTTTTGTAATGGGTTCAGAAGCAATCTTTGCCTCCAAACGTCCTATTTCTTTTGCCTGCAAAAATGGAGCTAAGTTGGCAATTCGTGCAGCTTCCTTCGGATTAGTCCCCAGATAATACGCAACATCAGGGCCATTCTCCGATGCTTGAATCGACTGCGCCATCACGTCGGTAATTGGTAGCTTGGGGTTGTACGCAACTTGTTCAAAGTCCTCGTACTTAGTCCGCGCGTCTTCTTCCTTGTCGTGATAGGTCGCCAGCAATTCTTGCTGTTGCTTTTGCAACTGTTGATGCTGGACTAGCTGTTGGGCTTTCTGCGTTGTCAGTGCATCGACATACGCATCAGTGTCCGCAAACTGTTCCGGCGTGACAGGTGCTGCTACAACCGGCGCGGCGGGTTGGGCCGTGCGCTGCTCTCGTTCCCACTTTCGCTGCTCTCTTGCAAGCCGTTTACCGATAGCCGCGTCCATTTCCTCTTGGGTAAAAGTTTTGGACTCAACTTCGGATGCTTCTACCGGCGCTACTATCTCAGGCTCAGGTGCTGCCGTGGCTACCTGTTCCGGCGCGGGTTGTTCCGCTATCACTTCTTCAGACATGGCTTGATTCCTTGGAATCCCTGGCGTTCCGCGCCAGTGCGGTTATTCATAGACAAAAGTCAATTCCATCGTGCCCGTAGCCAACACATACAGACCACGGCTAAATCCGATACCACTATCCGCGCCACTCAACGGATAATTCTCGCTGGCTTGTGGGGTTAATAGGCTAATAATTGTGCCGTCTGCTGCCGTCTGGGTCGCGGAGTCATACACAGTCACGCGAGGCGTGGCGGATGCAGAGCTACAAAATAGGCCCTTAAGTTTTCCAAATCCCACCTTAATTGTGGTCTTGTTTGGCACACCGGCAGTTACACTCAACTGATAATAATGGGCCATGGTTGTTCCTATTCGTAAATGAACGTGACACCAACGGTGCCGCCGATCACTACATATAAACCCTTGTTAAACCAGATCCCGCCGTCGTCCCCCGTCAACGAATACATCGTATGCGCGCTGGGTACAAATTCTGCGATTATTGTGATTGCACCCGTAGCCGCAGTCGCCGAGTCATAGACCGCAATGGTCGGCGTGGCTGATGCGGTGCTGCACATGATGCCTTTGAGTTTACCGGCACCGACCTTGATTTGCGTGGTTGCGCTGATGTTCAGGTAGTTTGAGGCCATGTTTAGTCCTATGCCAAGAAGCGCAATTTGTACAAGGTTCGCAGATAAACCTCGACGATGTTGTCGATGAGTTGCTGCAACGAGGTGTCAGACTTGTCCACAATGTCATACCGCGCTGCTTCAATTTCCTTCAACTGGTCTTCCAGAAACTCAATGATGTTGCCAGTCTTTTTGGCCGACATCAACGTGATTGGACCGATCAAACCATGCCGCCCTTGGTAGGCTTCGGCAAAGTCGTCCGCAACGCCCACAACACGCTCGTAGAAAATGTTTAATGCTACGTGCTTGGAATAGCTGCGGGTATTTAAATGCACTGAGTGCGCCACGTCCCGCGCTAAAAATAGCATTCCCAGAAAGTCGGCGCATTTCATTGCGGCATCCCTTGTTGTTGTTGTTGCTCCATGCCCTCTTGTGGCATTTCAGGCATACCAGGCATATCCGTGTCCCGCCCCGGCATCTCGCCAACTAGATCGCCAGAAGTAATCATGCCGTGTACGGTTCCCATGACTATGTCTTGGATTTGTTCGGGCGACATGCCGGCCTGCACCGCGCTGATTCGCTTGGTTTCGGCATCGTAGGCTTTTACCTGGCTGTCAAACTGCTTGATCTGGATGTCTTGGGCTTCCATTGACTTGCTGACGTTTTGCAGCATCCCGTGCATCTGCTGCATTTCCTGCCCCATCGCTTCAATTTGCTGCCGTGCGGCTTGCAGTTCCGGCGCGTCGTTCTCGCCCGAGGACAACAACTTGGGATCAATCGTCTTGGCAAAACGAGCTGACATCTCCTGCGCCCCCGGCCAGTCCATGTTCTTGATGAACAAGTCCCCCGCCACCGCCCACAGTTGCGGGTTGCCTTGCAGCAACTGGGACATCGCGTCGAGGGATTCCTGCCGCTTGGTCATGTAGCTCGGGCCGGTGGTTACCGCAACGTCGTAAGTCCCAACGCCGGGGTTGTAGATCTTCTTGATGACAATGCCCTGCTCGTTCTGGATTTTTTTGACCGGCATCGGCTGCAAAGGGTCAATCATGGCTTGGTCTGTCTCGCCATCCACACCAATGATGCGCGCAATGCGCTGGGTATCGTAGATCTTTGGGATCATATCGACCAACTGCCGTGTGGCGTAGCGAATCGCCCGCGCCAAGTTGTCCACATAGTGGTAGGTGCCGGTGTCGGACTGCTTTTCCCGCGCCAGAATAGCCCGCCCAGACCGCTCGTTGCTGGTGGCGCCCAGACTGCTGTCGTACTGCCCCGTGGAGCTTTTAATGTCGTCGGACGCCCCCGCCTTGGCCTGCAACAGACCGCTTGAGGCCATCGGCGGTTGCGCCCGTTGTGGCAGTGGCAGCGGGCCGCCCTGCCCGTCTGTAACGTCTGGATTGACCTCCAGATAGGGCCAGTTGTTGATGTTGGCCGTTTTCCACTGCTGCTCATACCCCTCAAACTGACCGCCGTAGCCAATGAATGGTGCCTTGGGTGCCAGCGCCAGCATCTCTGCTTCTTGGCTAACCCAATAATTGTACATACGTTGCGCGTCTTTCGCGTTTCGCACCAGACCGCTGACGTACATCCGCCCATCTATCTCAAATTCGTTTCCGATCACGCGGATAACGGGGATGTATTTACCCGCCCAGGCTTGTTCTTCCAGCACCTCAAAACCGTTGGTTTTGCACCATTTAACCCGTTTTACGTCCACATCCCGCGTCTTGATGGGCTTTAACCCCATCATTTCAGCCTGTTTCGCCTCCGGCGAACCGACCATCGCGGTGATGCCGCCGTGGTACATGTTCAGTTTCTTGGCCTCATGCTCGATGTAGAAATACTCGGCAATCCGCACCGTGTCTTGGTTGATCCAGGCGTTTAATTGACCATCCCCAACACCGTAAGCAAGACTGGACAGGGGTGAGGCATCGGGAAACTGCCTTTCGTACTCGTCTTTGGTGATTTCTTGATTGATAAAGCACCATTCCGCGTCAGATCCGCACGGATCTTGGATGGTTGGATCCATATAAACGCTAAAACTGTCCCGAATACGCCCGATTCGCAAATCCTGTTCAAAACTGTTGTCGTCGCAGTATTCGGTCAAAATGCGGAAATAACCCTCGCCGAACGTCACCTGGTTGTCGCAAGCGGTGTCGTAGGCTACATCAGCATCCGAGATGTACTCAATATGACGCACAATCCCGTTGAATATCTCGGCTACCTCGACATCGGCCTTATCATCAGCAGGGATCACCTTGCCACTTGGCCGATTTTGTCTTTGGTCGTTGGTGACTTGCAGCACATGCTGCGGTAGCTTGTTGATGGTCAGGCAGGGTCTGGCGTTGATTGTCTGGCCCTGCACCGATCCGCGTGTCGCCAGCACATCGGCCGGCCACTGCCACTGGTTGTCGGGGCTGGCAGCGCGAAAGCGCAGGTCGTCCAGCTCGTCCTCACGAGAATCTGAATAGGCGGCAATCGCCATTGTCAGGCGGGTACGCATGGTTGCCAGCATCTCGCCGTTGCCACGGTCGGACTTGGTGCCGCCGGAGGCTACCGCACCCGCTTCGTTGATGCCTGTGTCTTGATAGGCCACTATTTCTTCTTGCCTGTTGCAGCGCGCTTGACAGCGTAACTTATTGCCACCGCTTGCTTCACGGGCTTGCCCGCAGCTACTTCGGCCTTGATGTTCTTACGGAAGGCTTGCGGTGTCTTTGATTTGACCAGTGGCATGGTTAGCACTTCCATCGTTTGAGAGAGGCTTTGGCACGTTCAGCGGGACCGCTGGCGTTCCTGACTACCCCAGACATGCGGGCACAGAATGACGCTTTGCGCCCTTTGTCGGCTGCGGTCTTAGGACTGGGTGCCGGCGGCTTCAAGTTGCTGCCGGTGGCTGCGTTGTATTTGGCGCGGCCCTTGGCCGTGAGGCCGGCACCTTGGCTGACGGGCAATTTCTCGCCACGACCTACCGCTAGAGACACGCTTTTCTTCACGATCCCATCCAAGAGTTGGTTACGCTGGCGTGAGATGACGCGGCGCGTTTGGCAGGCTCCCGATACTCGCGGTGCGCGACGGGAAATGCAAAGGTCACCGCCAGCGCGTCAGCGGCGTCCGGTGAGGCCAGTCCTCGGCTTCGCATCTCTTTTTTCCCCTCAAGGAAAATCGTACCGCTACTGTTGGGCTTCTTCATCGGGCCGGTTAGGTCGGCCTTTAGTTGCCGGTCCTCTGAAATACTGGCAGTCTTTAGCCAATCCTTCATTCCACCCCAAATTTCAGCACGTTTGTTGCCCCACATGATCGAATTCTTGGCTTTCCAGCCAAAATTGACGCCTCGCACCTTATACCGCTGCTCGTTTAGCCTGTCAAGTATGCCATATCCGAGTCCGCCCTCGTCAATTACCGTCAAAGTAGGCTTATATTCCTCGATTGCGTCGATCACCCGCCCCACGATGGTCATGGTGTCCTCGCCCGAGTAGCGTTTTATCGCCACCAAGTCGCGCCCCTGACGGACCACGATAACCGTCGAGTCAGCACCGCCTCGCGCTGGGTCAATTCCCATAACCACAGGCGCGGTGGAGTCCTTGTATCTGGGTCTTTTTGCTGCATCGTCCACCAGCACCGCCGAGATGAACTGATCCTCACCCGCGCTTGGAAATTCACCATACACCTCCACCTTGGCCTGGGGACTGTCCTCGCCGTACTCAGCGATAATCTGCTCGTACACCGCCTTGTCGGTGTCCTCCACCGTGCGGGCGTCCACGGTGCGGGTGTTCCAAAACGCCCGTTTAGCGTGGAAGCACTCAAAGAAGTAACCCTCATTGCGCCGGGGGTTGCTGAAAGCAAACCAGTACCTGTCCGGTGTGTTCTCGGTAAAGAACCCAGCGCCCACCTCCCAGATCGGGTTGGGAATGCCGCTCGACTCATCAAAGATCAGCATCATGCCGTCTTGGTTGTGGACCCCGGCGTAGCTGTCGGGGTTCTCGGCCGACCACAGCTTGCCCTCGGCTGCCCAGTAGCGAGTGCCTTTTTTCAGATCCCGCTCGACCAACTCGCGTAGCCACTGCGCCGGCACCAGTTTAGTTGCGCTGATCTCCCACCAGTGGTTGTTGATGACCATCGCCGACCACTTGGTCAACTCAGCCCAAGTCACCGAGCGCAACTGGTTCTCCGAGTTTGCGCTGATGACGACACTACCCCCGATGCGGGTGGTCAGCATCCACAGCACCAACCAAGATACCAAGGCCGACTTACCGATGCCCCGGCCGCTGCTGACCGCCTCTCTTAGCGTGGACATGTCCACGCGGTTCTCTTTTATATGTTGCTTGATGTCGCGTAGCACCTCGCGCTGCCACTTGCGCGGGCCTTTGAAGTTTGCAAGCGGGGTGTTCTTCTGGCCCCAAGGAAATGCAAAAAGGACAAACGCCTCGGGGTCATCCGCGATTGCGGGTGACCACAACTCCACCATTAGCCCTTGTTCCTCGTCTGACTGGTAGATAGGCAGTTGCATCAGGAGCTTATTTCAACTGCTTGACCCTCGATCACTCTGGCGCGGGCTTGTTCAAGCGCCGTGATGACGCTGATCTTCTGGTACACGTCCACGCTGATCTCTTGCCGGGCCGTCCAGCCGTGAACGTGTTGGAGTATCGCCAGACTCGCCTTGGCGTCGCCCTGCTCAGACGCATCGTTTAACTTCTGCGCTGCGCGCAGTTCGTTGTCGGCCTTGCCCTTTTGCGCCGCCAGCTCGGCCAATGGGTCAAATTGGCACAATTGCCGGTACTCTAAAGGCAGCATCCCCGACGCCAGTGCCAGTGAATCTCCTTTCAACCCCATAGATGCTGCTTTATATATGGCATCCAGACGCGCCTCTGTCGCCTGAACTCTAGGTCGGATAGCCAGTGGTAGGGACTGGAACATGGCGGCGTTATACCACGGACTTAAACCTGTTGTCCATTTAGCCTATTTGGGGCGTAAAAAAATTTTGCAAAAAAAATTGTTCACGAACGCTGCCCTGACCTGCACGGCGGGGCGCGGCCCTCCCT